GGCAACACGTAGATCAAAGTAACGAAAGTACTTGTTACCGAGTGCACCATATAGAGAGTTAAGCAGGATCTTAATAGCCATCTGCTGGTTCTCATAGCGAGATATGTCACGCTCAATGCGAATAATCTCTGCCTTGTTACTCTTGTCAGTGTTCTCTTTCTCTTGTTGCGAAGCTAGCATCTTCTTCTTGACGATACTACGCTCATTGTAGTAATCAACAATGATCTTAGGAAGAACACCTTGCTTTTCCTTTTTGAAATAGACGCCATTGGCAGCAAGTGCATACTCGCTATGAGGATTTCGATGCTCTTCGGCCAATGCAATATCAGGATTCATAGAGCAACGTTCACCTTCGACTACAGTCTCGGGTGACATATTCCATTGAACAATGATGTTAGGATATAGTGAGTTAAGATCGAATGAGGTAACCCATTCGTGCATGCCAACCTGAGGTGGTTTAACATAACCGCCAGGGTAATCGGCTTTGAACTTCTCGCCATTGGGTGGAACGATAACGCCACGATTGGCCAAGTCACGGTATAGAATTGCATCCCATATCGCAGTAGTACCAAGGGTGTCGGAATAGTTAACACCGCCACGATATGCCATAGTCAAAGCTAGAGTAATCAAACCCATCTTATCTTCGAGGCGATCGATCAGCTCAACGTCTTTGATGTTATAGTCAATGAACTTTTGTGGATCATTCTTGTACAACGAATGTAAGTCAGTATACTCATCGTATGAAAGCTTACGTTCATCTAGAACGACGTGTGCAATATGATCAAGCTTGTATGATTCTTGTGGACCATATGAGTAACCGAACTTCTTGAACAATTCAAGGTAGTCTAGCTGTGCAATGCCAGTGATCTCATAAGCCTGTTGCTCACGACCCATAGTAGTAATGCGACGCTCATTGATTAAGCCCCATGGTGACATACGCTTGGCAACATCTTCACCGAAGAGTTTTGCAATACGATTGACAAGATATGGGATATCAAAGAATCGAGTATTCCAACCAGTAACAACATCGGGACAATGGATTGGAGAAGACCAGTGACCAATGAACTTGACTAACAATTCATTCTCGTCTTTGCAATGAATATAGACAACATTCAGGTGCTTTAGGATTGTTTCTTGTTTAGACCATTCAATGCAACTCCACACATAGTAGATGCCATCGATATTGTTTTTCATACAAATGGCGGTAACTTCTTTCTCAGCGAGTTGAGGTTCTGGGAAGCCGTCATCAGATGCAGTTTCGATATCAATGCTTGTTACATTGATTACATCACGATCGAATTCGATATTGTCTGGGAACTTTTCTTGCACGAACTGGACAACATAGTTCTTGTTGCCGTACAGATCTTTGGCACCGATGCCGCCGTATTGCTGTTCGCGTTCTTTGACTTGACTCATCTTGTCAAAGAGAATAGGGGATACACGCTCGCCGTCTAAGGCCGTAGCTGTTCCATTGATATCTTTTTGGTACAGGGTTGGCCCGAACCTGACCCGGTCTTCGAACCGATGTCCGTTCTTGTAGCCACGATATAAGATTGAGTTGCCATATCGAGCAACATTAGTATAGAATTCCAAAAGGTATCTCCGATTTGTTAGGTATATTATAACACGTTTCCATGGTAATGTACACTATTAAATCGTACTATCATAATAATAATTCATAAGTCTCTCCATAATAAAGGTAATGTGCCACTTTTCTGTTGCTAAGCAAGTGGCCAGCTCCCTGTGATTACGCGGCTAGCGCGAATCCAGAAGGTGCAAAGTTATTGTTTGCGTTTAGTAATTTTGACCAATAACGCAGTCATCCGGTAAACTCCACTTCACTACACTGCCAGTCGATACCTACTTCAGCCCCATCAAAATTACTTAGCACCCAGATATTTTGGAACATCTGATTCTTTCTTAGCAAGCCAATTCTTATATGAAGTTATAATCTTCTTAATCATTTTCTTCTCCTAAGTAATTTTGGTGGAGCTGCCGGGAGTCGCACCCGGGTCCTGTTCAGTTTCAAGTTGCTTCAACGTTTACGATCTTATTTATACATTATACCACAGATATGACATAATGTACACACTTATTTCATTTAACTTTCGCTCATTACCAATTTCATCATATCAATACGATCTTGAGCTGCAGCCATCTTGTCTAGCTCTAATTGAATAGCTTCAACAATGTCACTATGTTCGCCGATACCTACTGGATGATTCATATACACTAGTATATTAGTCTTAGCCAGTTCTTGCACGCCTTCAGCATGCTTTAATACCGCTTTATTAATTTGATTTTTCACATGTCAATCCACTTCATCTATTTGTTCTTGTGTAACAATGCCTTCACCAAGTAAACGATGCCTGTTTGCAAGGTGTGCAGCATGTGTTTCTTCTTTTGATCCACCAGTATAAGGAACACAATGTCCTTCTGCTAGTAGGATTTCGGTGACAAGTCTATCGTCTTCAGTAACAAAGTCACCTAAGACTCGGCCGAACTTGCCTTTCATATCTTCGCCATTTTTATTGATTTGTGTTCTTAGAACGCTTGTTTCTCCAAGCAGCTCCTCTAATCTTGCCTTGGCAGCTTTGCCAAATAGCTTTTCTACTTTATCACTTGTACGTGATTCGGGTGTATCAATACCCATGATACGAACTCGTTCATCTGCCATGATTATGCCAAAGCCTAAGTCAATATCTACGTCAACAGTATCACCGTCAACAACTCGAACGATAGTGCATTTATATTCATACATTGTTTGGTCCCCTTGTGTTTTAGGTATTTATACAAGGGAACCATACTTTTTAGAAACGGAAGCGCACACCAACTGTTGCGTCGTTATATTTCCATTTGTCATTTGTAGTAACAGTCACAAAACCTGTAGCCATTGGACTAACGACATATGAAGCATTAACTTCTGCTCCAGTGAAGTCCATTCCAGCAGCAGTGGTATATGTACCTTTTGCCAGTGGAGTCAATGTGAGACCAGGAAGTACATTGACTTCTACGCCAGCATTATATGCCCACGCCTCAGTAGTGATATTATATTCGGTTTTACCGATAACAGCAGGACGCTGCCAGCCTTCAGCTGCAGCAGCACTTGCAAAAGTTCCAGCCAGAGCGGCCGCAATGATTACATTTTTCATAGGTATTCCTTACCTTATTAGAGTTGAGATGAGGAGCTAACCGTTGACCCCTCACGTGCGTATTAAGTCGCAACCCTTAGATTCAAACCCAACCCTTAAGGTTGGAGTTCATTAGCTGACGCTGTCTGCGTTCAAGATCAACAAGATCATTAGAAGCAGCCAGGTAATCATACTCTTGTTTACGACGAATTTTATCGTAATCAACTGAGAAAGCTTTTATTAGGCAAGCGAAAAGATTTCTCATTTGCCTTCCATTCGTTTCTCGTGCTCTTTTAATGCACTAATATTTAGTTCATATAGCAAAGAAGCAGGTGTATGCATAGGATATTCTTTAATAAGATATGGCACGATTTTCTCATTAGCCGTACACTGTCGGGACATGATCAAAGCAGAGCCGAAACTTATAAAGATACTCTTTGCAAATTTAAAGACAGGCTTTAGTGTAAAACTATAGCCCTTCGTTAAGTAGTTGTGAGTTAGTTGAATTGTAGTCATTTTTGGATTCCTCGTTTTTTCCAATGTTAATTGTACGAGGACGCTGATCTTCAGGGATGATAACTTTCAATTCAATTGCTAAGATACCATCAATGATGTCTGCTCCGTGCACTTGCACGTGTTCAGACAGCCTAAAAGTGCGTTTGAACTTCTTCGTAGAAATACCACGATGAACGTATTCGCGACCTTTTTTCACATGCTCACCGGTGATGGTGAGAGTTCGCTCATGCATTTCGATGTTAATACCATCTTTGCTGAAACCTGCTACCGCTAATTCAATTAGAAAGTCGTCAGGGCCAGTTTTAAGGATATTGTGGGGAGGATAGTGATCGTGGGCATGCTTAGTAACATGGTCCAGTTCTTTTAATAGATGATCGAATCCAACGAAAGCCGAGCTGGGGAATAGTGAAGTTGTGTATTTGCCTGTCATAATTTTCTCCTTTGTGAAAAGCAAGATATATTTCAGGAACCAGATTATTCTGCGTTCCGTAGTTATTTATACAATCTACATTACTAGATTATAATTTTTGATCCACCGGTTATAACTTTTGAGAACATAGTTTGATACTGTGCTTTAAGATTATCAACAGGATCTACCATAAACATAACAAAGCTCATCGGTATATCCATTCCGTTTTTAGCATCTGAATAAGCCATAAACGGTGCGAGTCCAAGGGAATTAGCTTCCGTCGGAATCAATATAGCAACATCTGTTAATTTAAGATGATCTTCACGCATGCATGTTGATACCGTACACAATAGTTCTTCGCCCGTCGAGATGCGAACGATTTTAATTTCACTCATATTTTTATCCTGTGATAATGTTGTAAATTTCTTTCCAGTTCTTGACACGCGGACATAGTCCTTTATAGTCGGCGTTAAAGCCGTGTGCTATCAGTAAACTGTTTAAACCAATGGCTAAACCTAAATCAGCATTTTGTGGTTTATCTTCTATCCAATAGCAGTCGCTATTACGATATTGTTCTAGCGCGTCATCTTTGTCAGCGCCGGTATCAAGACATACGATCTCTTCAAAGATTGTAGGACCGAATAATTCTGAGAGGTTTTGCTCGCGTAGGCGAGCTGCTGCAGGATCTAGGCTCATACTAGTAATGCAACGGAAGACGTAGCCGTGTTCCTCGTGCAGCTTACGTACATATTTAACGGCGTCGCGCAGTGGCGATAGATACCGCATCTGAGCGCTTTCGTTAAAATGTGTAACTAGCTTTTTACAGTCGCTACGATCGATTCTAAACATGACTTCCATGTCGTATGATGAAACGCCTGGCTGTTGTTTATAGCCAGACTTAATCATCCATTTAGTAAAACCGTGAACCCAGTCAACTAGGACTCCGTCACAATCTGTTAATATCACTTTTTCTTTCATTATATATTCCTTATTTCAATTTATATTTAGTGCGAACATGCAAGCATTGTATGTTGTGTCCGCCTGCGTAGAATGTCTCGAATGAGAATCTGCTCTCAACGCGACGACCTGCATTTGTGCGGTGTGCTAATTTCCAAGCACCTTCCATGTAACCGTCTTTGCCTTGCTCGACGTACATTTTTTCACATTCTTCAACTTCAAAGTTAACTTTCTTAAAGACAGCAACTTCTATTTTCATCAGCTTCTGTTCAGCTTGTTTTTGAGTTTTTTCTAACCATTGGTCTTTGCCGTAGTAAGAGATCAATTGCAGATCACCTTGGTTTATACCGGCCCTGTTATAGATTGCAAAACGTGCGTCTGAACGACTGTAATATTTGCCAGCGTATTGCTTAGCATTATCATAGTATTCATCTATAGCGGTTTTAGTCTCTTCAGAGCGTATCCAATCTCTGGTTTTGTTAAGATATACCATGCGGTCAGCCGTCCATTTTACCATTAAAGGCCGAACGGTTTCTTTGATCTCTTCAGCTATCATCTTAACTTGCTGGTTTTTAGTAGTCATGTGTATATCTCCTCTTGATTATGGTACTATTATACCACAACCTGAACAGGATGTACACAGTTATTTTGTATTATTTTGTACTATTATGTAAATAGTTGTAATGATGTGACATTTATATCACATCATTTATTGCCGATATTGTACTTGGGACATAGTTCCCACTTGGATTTTTCTTTATATGATACTACTTTGATCTGCCTCAAAGGCGCTTTTGTTAATGCTTCTTCCATAGAGAATTGGACTAGTCCCCAATCACTCAATAGAGTTGCAATAGTATTACGTCTTTGGATATCGTTTTCTAGCAGGTTTGATGGCTTACCATCTAATAAGAATAGCTCTTTAAAGTGGACAATAAAGTATCGTCCTTGCTTATGTAGGATATGACAAGACTGGAATAGCTTGTTGTCGTGGCGTGAAGCCACTCCGATCCTGGTTAGAGTTTCTCGTACCTTTAGAAAATCGTCTGGTTCGTTTAGTGTTACTTCTAGCATTAATGCCGGAGTCCACTCTATGGGTTTACTTTCTTCCACCTTTGCTCACCTTCATCCTTAATTTTTCAATCTGTTCATCTGATAATATTGTCAAAACTTGGCGTGCTTTTTCATTGCTATAGCCATAATATTCTTTAACAACTTCTAAGTTATTAGGATTGGTCGGTTTAGCCCATTTGGCGAAACGTTTCTTTTTCCTAACACTATTTATCAAAAAAGAAAATTGGAGTTTGGAATCAAGGTGATGGTACCTATTCATCTCATTTGCGAGTAAAACGGTATCGGGGAAGTATGAAAGAGATCGGTTGATCATAAAGGCATTGTACGCCTTCTCAGTTAGATCATCAACCATCACATCTTTCTTGGTAGTATTAATTGCATTAAGGAATTCAAAAGGATTCATCGAGTATCCTTTCGCGCAATTCAGTAGTAGACCATCTGTGATTACGAGCATTGTAATAAACATCTATGCCTACTTCTCGTGCAGTGAAATCTTCGTTACGATATTCATTGCCAATAATACGTACATCTACATCATTATTCATGATTAAAGTATACAAATCATCTTCTGTCTCATAAGGTATAACCTCGTCAACATACTTACAAGCATTTAGTTGGATAAACCTTTCGTACATTGTTTGAATAGGTTTATTCTTTTCTTTGCGATCTATGGTTGGATCTGTTTGTAGTGCAACGATTAAGTAGTCACATTGGTTACTTGCGTCTTTAAGCATTAACACATGACCAGCATGAAATAAATCGAATGCTCCTGCTGTGATACCTACTTCCATTCTGCACCTGCCATAATCTCAGTCATACAAGCGACGATATTCATTTCATGATCGGCAACGAATGCATTCTTGTACTGATAATCAGCAAGAATGATTACTACTTGAGGGATAGATTGTGGTTGAAGGTGGTCTGCCATCTTGTCGTATATTGCACGAAAGATTGCGTGTGGTTCAGTATCAATATTGTTAACAACCCACTGACGCATGCCCTTGAAGTCTTTGCCTTTAAGCTTATCCATTAGAGATGCAATATTAGTGTCACCTAGATTAACTAGGACTCCAGCATCAATTGTACCACTAACGGAATAGCGTTGACATTCATTCAGGACACGACGCCAATCTGGGAAGTAGCGTTCGACAAGTTGTGCTAACACAGCTTTATCAAACGTAACATTCTCGGTTGTAAGAATATCCATGAGACGTTTATAGAACGCACCGGCAATAGCAGGTTTCTCACCATTTGGAATGGCAAACTCATAGACAGAACAACGAGAATGGAGTGGCTCAATGATTCGGTTCTTAAAGTTACATGTCATAATGAAACGACAGTTGTTTGAGAACTCTTCAATGAAACCACGTAAGGCGGGTTGGGTTGATTGAGGATTAAGGTAATCAGCCTCATCCAGAATTACTACCTTGTAACCGCCTTGTAAAGATACACTAGAAGCAAATTGTTTGATCTTGCCACGCAGTGTATCGATATTGCCTTCTTCGGAACCGTTGATAATGATGTAATCTAAGTTAAGCTCATTACATAGAGCCTTTGCAACTGTAGTCTTACCTACGCCAGCTGTACCACTAAACAACATGTTTGGCAACTGACCCGTAGTCATTATCTCGCCGAAGCAAGATTTTAGAGATTTCGGCAGCACACAATCATCAAGAGTGGCTGGACGATACTTCTCTACCCATAAAAATTCATTAGACATTCACATTCTCCATTATATAGTAGGTCTATTATAACACATCCGGTCGGATATGTACACATTTATTTGATATATAAACGTATATCATTACACGATACTGATATATAAAGGTATATCAATCCCACAAGTTCTGATAGTACTTGCCGAAAAGTCTAAACCCTTCTTGCATCTTCTTTTGATCACCAGTGTCGAACATATCGCCATCTAGTACTTTATGTTCAAATGCGTATATCATTTTATCTTGTATTTCATTCCACTTAGCTTCAGTTAAAGTTCCAGGATAACCATAATTAGTTTCCTTAAGCTGTTTAAGCATAGGAAGGATAATATGAGCTAAGGAATGATCCA